CCCTTTCCCTTGCTCAAACGACACTTGGAGCGGTGCAAGGTGTGCAGAACGCCTTCACCACAGGTCAAAAGTCACCTATCACCGCCCTCTTTCCAGGGTATCCATTTGTCCAAGCAGGGATCGCCGCAGCTTTTGGGGCGGCACAGATTGCAACCGTGGGCAAGAGCAAGTATCAAGGAGGCAGCACCAAGCCCTCTGTTCCAAGTGGTGGCGGAGCAGGTGCCGGAGGCGCAGCGGCTGGCGCAAGTGCTGGAGCACAAGCGCCTCAGCTCGACCTCGGATTCCTCGGAGCCGGGGCAGGCCAGGAGCAACCCGTGCAGGCTTACGTCCTTGCAGAGAACGTCAGCACCGCACAACAAGCAAACCAGAAAATTCAAGACCAAGCAACACTATGAGAATCGTAGAACTAATCATCGACGAAGAAGCGGAGATGTACGGAATCGATGCCATCAGCATCGTAGACCGCCCCGCCATCGAGCTCGACTTCATCGCCCTCAAAGAGGCGCGGGTGGAGTTTGCAGAAACAGACACCGACAAGCGCATCCTCATGGGTCCAGCCCTTGTGCCTGACAAACCTATCTACCGCAAGAACGGAGACGACGAGTTCTACGTCTACTTCTCCAAGGCTACGGTTCGCAAAGCTGCCGAGCTGTACCTAAAGCACGGCAACCAACAGAACCACACCCTCGAACACGAGCACAACATCAACGGCCTTACCGTGGTGGAGTCGTGGATGGTTGAGGACAAAGACAAGGACAAGTCTGCGCTCTATGGTCTGGACGTGCCTGTAGGTACGTGGATGGTGTCGGTCAAGGTAGACAACGAAGCAATCTGGCAGGAGTGGGTGAAGGAGGGCAAGGTCAAGGGCTTCTCCATTGAGGGTTACTTCGCCGACAAGATGAAGAAGAACCAAGACGACGAGATGCTCGCGGAGCTTGCCAAGGCCATCGTGAAAGCTGACGGACGCACCAAGAGCGGCAAGCGCGTGGTGATGGAATCGTACACCGATTACCCCGAGGCAGTACGCAACAACGCCAAGAGAGGCATTGAGCTCAACGAGAAGAACGGCAACAAGTGCGCCACACAGACGGGGAAGGTGAGGGCGCAGCAACTTGCACAGGGAGAACCCGTGTCTTTGGAAACTGTAAAGCGCATGGCCTCCTATCTCTCTCGTGCGGCTGACGACTACGACGAGGGCGACACCTCTGCGTGCGGCACCATCTCTTACTTGTTATGGGGTGGCAAGGCTGGGCTGCGGTGGGCAGAGTCCAAGCTCAAAGAGGAATTGTGGGCTGCACTAAAAAAAGAACTCGAACAACCTGAGGATTGAGGGTCCGAAAAACTTATATAAACAAATCAGACTCCATGACTATTTCAGAACGAGTCCAAGAGGTGTTTAACCGCTTCAACGTCAACCTCACCGTAGAGGAGACCCCCCGCGTTGAGATGGCCGAAGCCGCCTTGGAAAATGGCACGGTAATCTATACCGATGCTGAGTCCTTTGCCGAAGGCGCAGAGGCGTACATCATTAACGACGAAGGCGAGCGCATCCCTCTGCCTCCCGGTGACTACACTCTCGCTGACGGCGGAGTCATTGTCATTGGCGAAGGCGGCGTGGTTGAGTCCGTCGGAGCAGGCGAAGAGCCCGCCGAGGAGCCAGCAACCGAAGAGGTAGAGGCATCCGAAGAAGTGGAAGCGTCTGAAGAAGTCGAAGTCGAAGTAGAAATCGAAGCCGAAGACGAGCCCAAGTACTTGACCAAAGAAGAAGTCGAGGAGATGATCGCGGCGGCTTTGGAGAGCATGGGCAAGGACAAGGAAGAGATGTCTGCGGACACTCCGGTCGTGGAAGAGGTCAAAGAGGAAGTCGAGGATGCGGTAGCTGTAGAGCTTGCTGCTGTCAAGGCTGAACTCGAAGACATGAAAAAGCAGGCCGCCGACGCTGGCCTCAAGCATCAGGCTCCCACGCAAAAGCGTGAGCCTATGAATCTCAAGAATCTATCAACCCAGGAGCGCGTGTCTGCTCTCCTTAATCAATTCTCAAAGTAATGAGTCTTTACAAGTTTGGCGAAAACGCCGCAGTAGGCGTCGGTACTTATGCAGGAGAGGCGGCACGCCCGTATGTGGCTGCTGCTGTCCTGTCTGCCGACACAATCGCAAACGGATATGTGACCGTCCGTGAAAATGTTCACAGCAAAGCAGTGCTCCGGAAGTTCTCCGGCGTGGCTATCCAAGCCAACGACGAGTGCGGGTTTACAACCCCCGGTTCTGGTCAGTTGGCTTTGGGCGAGGCTATCTTGGCCGTCGACGCTCTCAAGATTAACGAGCAGGTATGCAACGAAGAACTCCGCGCTACGTGGGAAGGTACTTTGATGCGCGGCCAAAACTCCGCTGCTCCCGCTGACTTCACGACTTTCGTGGCTCAGTACGTTGCCGCTAAGACTGCCGAGGCTGTCGAGCGCAACATCTGGCAGGGCAAGTACAACTCCGCCACCGGTGGAACGACAGGAACGTACAACTCTTTCGCGGGGTTGATGAACAAAATCGTGGCTGCTACCCCCGGCGAAGAGGATACGTTGACGGGTGCTACTACCTCTGCCAACATCTTGGCTCGCTTGGACGCTTTGGCTGTTCCTGCTGTCATCGCTGGCGACCCCAACACCAAGCTCTTCATGAGCCGCGCTATGAAGCAACTCTACTACACGGCTATCGCTGGCACGGCAGAGTTGACCTACTTGGCTGAAGGATTCGCTCAGAACTACAAGGGCTACGAAATCATCACTCCCGCTGGTATGCCTGACGACTCGTTCGTCTTCGCGCAGAAGGAGAACCTCTACTTCGGTACGGACCTCTTGACTGACCACATCAACGCTTCTATCTTGAACCTCCGCGAGGTGACGGGTGACGACGTGACGCGTGTGATCATGCAATTCTCTGGCGGTTGCCAGATTGTCGACGAGACGGCCATCGCAGTGGCTCGCCGCTCCAGCTAATAACTAACCGAGAGAAAGGGGGGCCTACGGGCTCCCCTGCATCTCCCTAAACTCTACACACATGGCTTGTTCATTGACACTCGCAGGACGGGGGGTTGCTTGTAAGGATGCCCTCGGTGGCGTTAAGCGCGCATACATTGCAAACTGGACTGACGGAATTTGGGAAGACATCGCTTCAGGCGAGGTGGCTGGCTCGACTGCTGCCATCACTTTCTACACCTACGACATGACCAAAGGGTCAGGCTCTTTGACTCAAACAATCACCTCGGACATCGCCGCAGGCACCATCTTCTACGACCAGGCTTTGAGCTTGACGTTTGCTAAGATGGCCGCAGCAGACATTACAGAGCTGCAAAACATCTCCAAGGGCCGCATGGCTGTGATGGTCGAAGACAACAACGGAAACTGGTTTGTATTGGGCCACAAGCACGGCGTGGAAGTCTCCGGCGGAACCGTACAGACGGGCACCGCAGTAGGCGACCAAAATGGTTTTACCCTTGAGTTCAACGCTCAGGAGGTATCGCCTGCACCATTCTTGGATGTAACTGCCGGCGAACCAACCGACACGGACATCAATATCACGGCTGCACCGTAAGTCTAACGAAATACCGGGCCAACCTTAGGCCGTTATTGTTACAAGGAGGGGGAGGGCGTTTGCTCTCCCCTATTTTTTGCCCATGATACACCTCTCTCCAGATAGCGCCTCCAACACCGTCAACGTCACGCCGTTTGAATCTCGGAAGTTCTTGGCCAGTTTCACGCACTACCTGCTGGAGCTGACCAACCAAGCCACTAACCAGAAGCACTACGCCATCCCGACCTTGACCTATGACAATGAGAGGTACACGCAGTTTGACCTCCCGACCAATGCTGATGCGCTCTCCTCTGTCTACATCACAGAGTCGGGCCTTTACACTTACAAGATTTGGGGACAGAATAGCGCCAGTAACGTAGACCCCGACGACGCTGTTGTGGTAGGTATCTGCGAGGTAGGTTCTGCCAAGGTCAGCGACTCCCCCGCATGGACAATCCCGACCGTGTCAATCCCTGATAACGTGATATATTACGAGTGATGGAACTACTGAAACTACAAGAATACCAGGAGCGGTCCTACGCTGAGATGCCGTCGAACGAGGGGTACGTTGCATATGGCGACGACAACCTCTTCCCGCAGTACCTCATCGACCTCTACAAGAGCAGCGCCACACACAACGCGCTGTGTACGTCTATCGCGTACATGATTTTTGGCGATGGCGTACAGGCCGACACCCTTGACGCTCGCCTCAAGATTGAGGAGTGGGGCTTGCAAGATGAAGTCCGCAAGGCGTGCCTTGATCTCAAGATACAAGGAGGCTTTGCGTTGGAGGTCGTGTACAGCATCGACCGCACGACAATTAGCAAGGTGCGCCACTGTCCCTTTGAGAACGTGCGAAGCGCAGAGGTAGACGAAGACGAGAAGGTAAACTACCTGTACTACTCTAAGGATTGGAACGACAAGCAGTGCGAGCCGCAAGTCGTTTGTGCGTTTAACCCTGAGAAGGCCGTAGAGCATCCCGTACAAATTCTGTATGTCAAGCCCTTCTCGCCGGGATCGTACTACTACCCTAAGCCCGACTACATCGGTTCGATTGATTACATCGAGCTGGACAAGGAAATCGGGAAGTACCACATCAACAACATAAAGAACGGCCTTGCTCCGTCCTTCTCTATCCACTTCAAGAACGGAATCCCCGCCTCTGAGGAGCGCCGCAAGATTAGAAACGACATCGAGCGCCAACTGGCCGGGGCAACCAATGCGGGTAAGTTCATCGTGACCTACTCGGACAGCCCCGACAGGAAGCCAGACTTTGAGCCGTTCCCCCTCTCCGATGCCGACAAGCAATACCAATTCCTCTCAACGGAGGTGTCCGACAAAATCATGGTGGGTCACCGCGTGGTGTCTTCGGCTATGTTTGGAGTTAAGACAGCGGGCCAGCTCGGAAACACCCAAGAGTTGGAGATTGCCTCGGACCTCTTCGACCGTCAAGTCATCAAGCCCTACCAGCGCATTGTAAAAGACGCCCTCTCGAGCATCTTTACGGCGGCAGGCACCCCTACCGTTATCAGTGTGGAAGAAGTGCCTCCTATGGAGCCAGAAACGCCCACAGAGCTGTCTCAAGACGTCGAGCTCAACCTTGCGTGTGACTTTCTCATTGAGATGGGCGAAGAAGTAGAGGAAGACTGGGAGTTGATTGACGCCCGACGGGTAGACGTAGAAACCGAGGCCACACAAGATGCCCTGTGGAACTTTGCGCGTGTGCCATCAGGCAAGCCACAAGCCAAGTCAGACCAAGACAACGAGCTGGTAAAGGTTAGATACGCCTATATGCCCAAGGTAACAGGGAAGAACGGCAACGAGAGCCGTGACTTTTGCAAGCGCATGGTAAGCGCAGGCGACCGAGTATGGAGAAAGGAGGACATCGACGCGGCCTCGCAGCGTGCCGTCAACCCCGGATGGGGGCCAAATGGCTCCAACACCTACGACCTCTTTCTCTACCACGGAGGCGGATCGTGTCAACACTTCTGGGAGCGTCGCACCTACCTGCGCAAGAACAACAAGAAAATCAGCGTGAACCGCGCCCGCAAGATTTTGCGCGAGGCAGGACTTGAACCGTTGCCACAAAACGATGCTCGCGTTGCCAAGCCCACCCGCGAACAAACAAACCGCGGATTTCTACAACCTAAGAACTGGACAACCCCTGTATAATGGCACTACAACCAGAAGTTCTATACGTCAACCCGGACTATATGAAGCGCCTCACCCAGCTCAATGGCGGGGTAGAGGATGCGGTCATGGTTCCGGCCATTATCCTTGCACAGGATAAATACCTCCAGCAGTACCTCGGCACCGACCTGCACGAAAAGCTGAAAGCGGACATCTCGGATGGGTCCCTCGCGGGTAACTACGAAATCCTCCTCGATACATACGTCCGCAAGGTGGCGGTATGGTGGGCTATGGTAGAGATGCTTCCCAACCTATACGTCAAGCTCGACAACGGGGGCCTCGTCATAAGGTCTGCTGAGAATACCTCACCCATCGGGGAAGACGACCTGCACCGAGAGATTGAGAACGCACGACAGAACGCGCAGTTCTACACAACACGCCTCGTCGAGTACCTGTGCTACAACCAGAGTTTGTACCCCGAGTACAACAGCAACAGCGGAGCCGATATGAGCCCGGAGTTCAGCGCGTACTACCAAAATGGTATGACCATTAGCGTAGGCTACGAAGGATACGACCCAGACCGCGCCCGTAAGCTGTTCCGGTGACACGCAAGGAGAACATCGTAGCACTGAAGAAGTGGCTTGAGAAGAAGAAAGACAAGCCCAAACCTCAAAAGCCCAAGCCGTGAGATATTTTGCCTTTCTCCTTTTTCTTGTTTCTTCCGTTGCCCTTGGTCAGGTGTGCGGCTCGGAATGTAATCACGTAGATCACGACTTTGAAAGCTGGCTGGAACTACGGAGGTCTGGCAACAGAAACTCCGACTACTTTGTCAAGTACCTACCTATCTCGTTCCACTCCTACGACGGAGCTATAACAGCAGAGCAAGCCGACTCTGCTTTTGTGCTTTTGCAAGAGCAGATGTTGGGGACAGGCATCGTACCGTGTCGTGCTGAGGGCAACTTTTTCCACGAGTGGAGCAACCTACCTACAGAGAACGAAGTCTACGACAACCCTCTCTACTTCCAAGCTATGCAAGCCGTAGACCTTGCGGGCACTTCAGCTCTGGATATTTGCAACGTCCACGTCTTTCAAAGCCTTGGGTCAGGCATCGCGGGATTCTCGTGGATTAACCAAAACCCTTTGACACGCCCGTGGGATGGCATCTACCTCAAAGCCTCCAGCGCCACCACCTCTACAATCACCCACGAGATGGGACACTACTGCGGGCTTTTCCACACCTTCAACGGGGGGCAGTGTGGC